AATTTATTTCCCGCTCCTTCATAACTTATAATTAAATACCTTAAATCCAATCTTTGAGATCATCGCCAGTGATTTTACTGGCGATGTTCATTTTACTTCTTAACGCTTTTACAATTTTTTCATCTACAGTATCTTCTGCAATAATATCTATATAAGTCATTTTTCTAGTTTGACCTGCACGGTTAATTCTAGCTTCTGATTGTATTCTTTTTTCATAATCATAACCATTCGCATAATAAATCATTGTATTAGCACCTGTTAATGTGATACCATATCCGCCCGTTTGTGGTGTACCAATTATAAATCTAACAGGACTATTGGGATCTTGAATTTGTTTAATTGCATTTTGTCTTTCTTCATTTGTTGTATCACCATAATAAGTAACATAAGAATTTTTACCAAAATGATTTTCTACAGCATTAACAATAGCGTCTATATCATGTCTGTAATGAGCCCAAATGACCGCTTTGTTTTCTACTTCATCCAATATATCTATTAATGCAGTTAATCTTTCATTCTTGATAGTTTTAATTGTACCATCATCAGCAGTAAAATGACCACAAGTAATTTGATGGAGTCTCATAAGTTGGACCATAGCTGATTGAGTTGTCATTTGTTTTCCATTCAGTTCGGCTAAAGCTAATACTTTCATTTGTTGGTATATTTTTTTCTGTTCTGGAGTTAATTGAATTACACGTTTGGTATAAGTATAATCAGGTAAATCTAAACAATCTTCTTTTAAACAACGATATGAAAATGGTTCTAATTTTTTAGATAACTCACCCAGGTTTCTATAACCTACAACGATTTGCACTGAACGACCTCCAAAGTTTGCAGATTTCATAGTTGCATATCTACTTCTAAATGCATAGTAAGAACTATATTCTAATAACCACGGATCAAGGAACTCACATTGTTTATATAAATCTAATGGTGATTTAGTTACAGGTGATCCTGTAAGTATTCTTCTGTATTTAGTATGCTTACCTAGTGCTACAATATTTTTAGTTCTTTTAGCATCTGGATTTTTAATTGTAGTAGACTCATCAATAGCCATTAAAGTATTATGGCAATTAATAAATTTAGCTGCAAACTCTAAACCTTTTTTAGTTGAGAATGCTTCAACATTCATAACGAGTACATGGAATTTTTCTGTAGATTCAAATAGTTTATTTAATTCTTTTTGTTGTTTTTGATTAATCATAGCTTTCCATAACACAACATCTTTTTCAATATGGTTTGCCATATGTGTAGGTATTTCAGTGTCGTACCAATTTTGGTAAACACCTTTTGGTGCAATAATTAAGGCACCATTAATTTTGCCTTTGTCATATAACATAGACATATTATCAATAAGTACTTTTGATTTACCCGTACCCATTTCCATGAAATACGCAAATACTTCCTTATTCCAAGATTTTTCTAACGCAGTTATTTGATGCGCGTATGGTTTAGTTTTAAATTTATAATTCATAATAATTTTTTATTGTCTTTCTATTGACTTTCTATATAATAAAAGCTATTTACTTGTCAACCCAGAAAGTAAAAATAAAATATGGAAGAAAACAAAGTTTACATTATTCAAGAATTACCTGGAACAAGATCAGGTAAACCAAAATTTAATATTATGGGTGCACAAAAGTATGGCAAACTAATCACATTGTTGCCTGAATTTAGTCAAATTATTTTGTCACCAGGTCCATTAATATTTAAATTAAGAAAATTGTTAAAAGATTATACTGAAAAAGATTATTTATTATTAACAGGTGATCCTGCAATTATAGGTGTAGCGTGTTCAATTGTCGCAGATATAACAGGTGGTAAGTATAACCTCTTGAAATGGGATAGACAAGAACATACATACTATCCGATTGAAATAAATTTATATGAGAAAGGTGATATAGATGACAGCTGATGAGGAATGGGAGATACAAAATAAACTGTATCGTATGAAAGCAAGAAAGTCCGAACTAGAAAGATTTATACTCAACACAACAAAAGATTATTTATTCTTAAGAGCATATGATCCTTTTCGTAGAAGACCTAGAGAAAGTTTTAAAGAATATATTTTAAGTATTATACATTTATTTATTTTCGGACTTGACATTATTCTGGGATTTTATTATAATAAATTTAAAGCTTTTAGAATATTAAAAGCACATAAGAAAGAAATACTAACTCTAACAAAGGAGATAAAAAAATATGAGCAGTATTAATTTTGAAGCAGATGAGCAGAATCAATTAAAATCATCTTCTGATAAAGATAAAAGTTCTTTAGCTGAGCAAGTTGACAAGTTACAAAAACTTGAAGACAAAATAAAAGAAGTTGAAGAGAACTTAAAAAATCTTAAACAACAAGCTGATACTCTTTCAGGTGAAGTCATTCCTACAATGATGACTGAAATGAATATTAGTACAATGAAATTAGCAGACGGATCCGCAGTTGAAGTGAAACCCGTCTACGGTGCTTCAATTCCTGTAGCAAAAAAGGAAGAAGCATTTAACTGGCTTCGTGAAAATGGCCTGGGTGATCTTATTAAAAATGAGGTTACTGTTTCCTTTGGTCGTAACGAAGATAACAAGGCGGCAGAATATGCTGTCCTTGCACAAGGTCAAGGATTTCAACCTACCCAGAAATTAAAGGTTGAACCTATGACACTTAAGGCATTAGTCAGGGAGCGTCTCGAAGCTGGGAAAGAGATGCCCTCTGATTTATTTAATGTGTTCGCAGGAAACAGAACCAAAATAACTCGTGCATAAAGGAGAAAAAAATATGTCACAAGAACAAATAACCAAGAAGCAAGAACCAAAGACCAATACTGCAGTAGCTGAAAAAGTTAATGCAGGTGCATTATCTGTCAATATATTTGAAGCTGATGCAAACCAGGGAGTGGAAAATCTAACTCATGAAGATTTAGCATTACCATTCCTGAAGATACTCGGACAATTATCTCCAGAAGTTAATAAAAGAGATGGTAAATATGTTCAAGGTGCAGAACCTGGAATGATTTATAACTCTGTTACTGGTGAATTGTTCGACGGTGAAAAAGGAATTGAAGTCATTCCTTGTCATTACAAATTAGAATATATTGAATGGCAAGATAGAGGCGAAGGTTCCGGAGCACCCGTTGCTATCCACCCATCTTCTAGTGATATCATGACTAAAACTACAAGAGGTACTGACTATAAAGATAGATTACCAAATGGTAATTATATTGAAAAAACAGCTAGTCATTTTGTAGTAGTTAATAGTAAAACACCTTCAACTGCTTTAATTGCCATGAAGTCAACACAATTAAAGATTAGTAGAAAGTGGAATAGTATGATGGCTAGTATCAAGATGAAAGGGAAGAACGGAATGTTTACTCCAGCTTTCTTTAGTCATACATATAAGTTGAGAACTACTCAACAATCAAATGATAAAGGTACATGGTTTGGTTGGGAAGTTAGTAAGATTGGTCCAGTGCAGGATGCTGCATTGTATCAACAAGCTAAGTCTTTTGCTGATAGTGTATCTAAAGGTGATGTTAAAGTTAAGCATGGCGAATCAAATGGTTCGGCACAAGCTGAAGCTACAAACTTTTAGTTCATTTAATGTGTGGGCGAGCAATCGCCCACATAAACTAGAGACAGTTAATGAATAAAGAAAAAAGATTTATAGAAGCATTTAAAGGATTAGAAAGAGCGTTTGGTAAAGCAGACTTAACCAAATTATCTATTGATCCAAGTACAGGTAAAGCAAAACCAGTTTATGGTTGGTCACATCATCCAATTAAGGAACAAGACTATTTAGATCATTTAAATGGTAGACAATCTATTGGTATTCAACCATGTGATGATAATGGTATGGCACAATTTGGTGCTATTGATATTGATGATAAACAACACAGTTATTCTAATTTTCCATATAAAAAATATTTAGATATTATTGCAGAACATAAATTACCATTAGTTCCAGTTAAATCTAAATCGGGTGGTTTACATTTATATTTATTTGTTAAAGAAAAAATAAGAGCAGTTGCTATAAGAAATTTTTTAGAAGGATTGTTACTTACATTAAAACTTCCAAACAACATTGAAATCTATCCTAAACAAACTGAGTTAGGTAAAGATGCAGAAGGTAAGTGGAACATGGGTCAGTATATCAATTTACCTTATTACAAAAAAACAGAA